GCGGGCCGTATAAGGCGCGCTCCGCTCAGTAATCCATCCCTGCTCGACGGTGTTGAGCGCGGCGCGATAGAGAAGCGGATATTCCAACGCCTCATCGGTGGGCGGCGTAATCTCCCAGTACCCGCCAGAAAGGACGGCCGATATCGACCATGAGGGATGATCGTGGAGATGCCGGTCGCTGTCGCTCCTGAAGATCGTGTGTGCGCGGATGGCGAGGCGACGGCAGATCCAGCGGTACAGACGGCCCGATTTCGGCGGCTGGAATCCTTCTCGCTTCCAGTTCGGATTGTCGCCGTTGCGTTCCGGACTGCGTGCGCCAAACAACCAATACCGGCTCATATAGCAATCATTCCGGTTGAAGATGTGGTAATAGGGCGTTGCCTCTGCGCTCTTGTGGAGCTTCAGCAGCAGGGGCAGGATGAATTTTGGCAGACGCATAATGTCTCCATCAAAGGGCTACTTCCAATTTGGTTTCGCCCTCTTCTTGTTCACTTCGCTGGTGTTCCTCGCCAGATCGTCGTTTGCGTGCCGTCCGCGATTTCCTTCCAGATGTCCATGAAGGCCGCTTCCAGCACCTTATGGTCACGCACTAGGTCGAACCACATCGACAGTGACCCGTCTTTCAGGCGATAGCGCAGCTTGGCTTCAATGCGGTACGGCGCTCCACCTTCAAAGACTGGGATGCCGATATAGAAGCGCTCTGGCACCTTGATATGACCCTTGGCACCAGCGCTGCCCTGGATTTCTTCCTGAAATACGAAATCAACCTGACCGTTGTCGAGCCGCTGACCGCTGGCAAAATTGACCTTCTTCTGCGCCTTGAAGCTGGTCGCAACCTCAAGCATCTGCGCACCGGATGGCTCGTCGGCTGCGCTGCTGATAATCTCCGGCACATGCGTTTCGATGAATTCGGCGAAAGCGATCTGGTCCGAAGGCCGGCCTGCGAAGCCCTTCCATTCCTTCCATTCCTTCGAAAGCGGGCAGTTGTAGATGATGCGGTGATCACCCCAGCCAGGCTCGTCCTTGCGATGGTCGTTCATCACGGCGACGAACTGGGGCGGTTCGACCTGGCCGTAAATTCGACTGGCCATCTGGTGCAGTTTGAAGTAGTCGATGAAGCTCGCTGCGTCATTCATCGTTACGCAACCGCGCTTCCTGATCGGCCTATCGAGCGTCTTTTCGAGGTCATGGGCGACGTAACCATTCGGCAGTATGACGAATGGTGCATCACCATCACGGACGCAGCGCACATCCGCAAGTGCTGCTCCCAAATCCCTGATGATTTCGTTATTGGCGTTGTTATCCATGCGAGACTTCCTTGATTGGTTTGTTCATGGCCGCGACTTCCTTTAGGCCAGGTATTTCAGGTTGGCGCGGGTCATTGCGTACCAAATTGCCTTCGACGGTCGGGAAGAACAGCGACGATTCTTTCGGCAGCGTCGGCACCTTGGCCTTGACTTCGTCCAGCACTTCGATTGCGCCAGCAGTGGATGGTTTGAGTTTGATCTTCAACGTCAGCTCGCCGGGTCGACCAGTGTTGTCCACTGCGGCGACCAACCTGTTAAATTCCTCGCTGATCTCATCAAGCGCCACGCCAAAGCGTAAGTCGCGCAAGACATCTGTAAAAAGGCGTGTTGCCATTAATCCTCCTTGTGCTGCGGGTTAAAAACTCATGCAAATCTCAAGACTTCCTCGACAACACGGTCGAGGTCGCTGCGCGTGTAATTCGTCAATATCTTCGCGAGCACGACATCAATCACCGCGCTGTAGAGCTTTTCCCTTTCAGCCTGCTCCATCCGGCTGAAGTTCAGACTCTTCGGCTCCGCGCGGACCTCACCCTTGAGATTGACGACCACGTCGTAATAACCGGCGGCGATCGTCAGGTCTTTGCGGAAGCGCTCGAAATTCTTCTGCACCTGCATGCCGCGGTGCTCTTTAATGCCTGGCTCCCATGCGTCGTAGGCGACGTTAAACAAGGCGAACATCTTTCGGTGAAACTTCAGATTGTTGTGCTTCTTTACCGTGGCCGTGATGCCGGCCCCGAGTTTTAGCTTGGAGACATATTCGATGGCCTGGGGATCGACCGGCACGAGCGCCCCGTTCGCTGCTTTGGTCAACACGATTTCGGCCACGGCTCTCTCCCTGTAAATTGGTCGGCTACTCCCGCGCAAACCCTCTGGCATGAAGTTGCAACAGCTTGCAAATAGCTCGGTTTCGCCGGTTGATCGTTCAATAAGCAATCCTAACGTTGCGAACCTGACCCTTGGCGATGGCGATTAGGACGCTCTTGGCTTGCTCGTCATTCAATCCACTGTGTTCGCGCATGTCTGCCAACGCTTCAAGGTTCTTCCGGCGGCGATTCTCGGTATCGCGCGCTCGTTCTTCGTCTGCTCTGCGCTTGGCTTCTTCCTCTGCGGCTATCCGTTTGCGTTCGGCCTCGGCTGCCTGCAGTTTCTCGCGTTCGAGCCGCTCAGCAGCCAGTCGCGCCTGCTCCTGTTCACGGCGCTCCGCTTCCTGCTTAGCCTCTTCGGCCTTGCGGGCGCGAACCTCCGCTTCGATCACTGCGCGCTGCTGAGCCTCGGCTTCAGCTTTGGCGCGAGCCTCAACCTCTTGCCTAGCGCGCTCTGCAGCCTCCTGTGCAATGCGATGTTCGCGTTCTATCCGCGCTTGCTCTGCCGCTGCCTTCTCGGCTTCGCGCTGGCGGGCGAATTCCGCATTCATCAAGAGCGCGACTTCATGGTCGTGCTCGATCTGTTTGGCCAGCGCCGCAGCTTCCGCGGCCGCCTTCTTCTCGGCCTCGATGCGTTCCTGTTCCGCCTCCCAGTCGTCGAGCGGCTTGCGCACCTTGTCCTTTAGTTCATCCAGAAAGTCACGCGCCTGCTTGCGGCCGGCATCGACCTTCTTTGGCAGCTCCTTCATTTCGGCCACAAGATCCTTGCCAACGCCGTCGATATAGGTCTTGGCTTGGGCGACCTTGTACGCAATCGAAGCGATGTCCTTGCGTCCCTTGATGGTTGCAACGTCCGGCGCCACCGAAAGAGCCTCCTTCTCGATTTGATGGAGGATCGGATCGAGTGCGCCTGGCTCTGTGAAGATGTGCAGAGCTTTCTTCTTCTCAATGACGACGAGATCACTCATGCCGCAGCCTCATCTCTGCTGTAGGTGAAGAGTCGAACGTAAGCATCAACGGTTCGATTGAACTGAAGCAGGTCGTCCACCATGCACTCGATAAAGTCATCGTCGCGATAGATGCGCTTGACGAAGCGATGCCGGCCAACTTTTTCCAAGTCCGGCACGTACATCACGAAGTCACACCATTTGCGGCCGGTGATCCACATGCCGCCCTGCATCTGACTGATGTATTCCGAAACGTCGCCCGTCTGCCACATGGCAGCAATCTTGGAGCCGTCAATCGGGCACTTGATTTCGATAAGCCCGTCTTCGCCAACCAAACCATCCGTGGAATAGCCGAACAACCCATCATCGGTCAAAGCAATTCCGGATTCGGTCACGAACTCGCCTGTCGTGGCCTCGTACGCAATGCGCGCGTGCTCTTCCAGTTCGTGCCCCCGCTCCAGAACCCAAGCCTTGATTGGCTCCCCGTATGGCTTGCCGCTGATGCGCTCAATAGCCTTCTCCGCAGCGTAACGGTCAGAGGCCGCAGTTGGGTCGCCAGCTTTCTTGCTGCCAGATGCACGGCTTAGCTTAGAGCGCGCAGTTTCGAATTCTGAGGCGGTCACCACTCCGGCGCGAGCGGCCAACCATTCCGGGGTTCCTTGCTTGCAGTGAATGATGCGCACTGTGATATCTCCTGTCTGTCGTTATTACTGACCATGGCCGCTAGCTGCGTCCATTGCGGCTACGAACTCGTCATCAGCCGGCGGCGCTTCGGTGGCTTGAACGTCGACTGTCTTCGCGTCTTCAACGTTTTGAGCTTCCGCTGATTGAAGCTTTATCCGATGATTGGCGATCGCTTCTTTTAGACGCTTGTGGTCCTGCGGTTGCTTTGCCAGCAGTTTGTTGTTCGCCTTCCAGTACGCGAGCGCCTCAGCGTCGGTCGTGGTTTGCAGAGCCGCCGCGATCATCGGCTCGACATCAACTGGAACCACATCGGCGTGGCCCATGTCCTTGGGCGGCTGCGGGACCACGTCCTGCGCTTCTTCGACCGAGAGCATGCCTCCGATTGCGCCGGGATATACCGCTCGCACGCCTTCAGCAATACATCGCGCTCTTAGCATCGCTTGCGGGTAGTTTTTCCAGTTGTCTTTGCTTGTTAGCCCGATCTTCTTGGCTTGCTCGAAGGTCCACTCCACCCGAAGAGAGCCGCCTTGTTTATGCGAGAAGGTGCCACTTGCCCGAGTGGCGCTGATCTCTTCCCACGCAACGGAGCCACCAGCCTGCTGAAAGCGTGCAAGGATCGAATGCGTTTTTCGCGCCGGCCGGCCCTGCACGATGTCGAAGTCCTGAATCGCGCACATCGGATGCATGCCCTCGGCTTGGGCCAGCAGCATCAAGCTCATGGCTTGGGATTCATCCTTGGCACCGAACAGCTTGGAGCGCACGATATAGCTCGCCATGGACTCCATTTCGCTGAAGGTGATCAGCGCGCCTCTGCGTTGCACATCGGTCAATTCATTGCTCATGCGGTCTCCATCGTTCTTACTTCAGCTCCCTGCGTTTCGATTCGAGAGAAATAATGGCTTTATGAATTCGCCTCTTTCCGGCTTGATCTCTGGCCCAGGCCAGCCGCCTATACAAAATCGCCAAATGCAAATTGATCCAAAAGCGCCTCAACGCTTATTCCTCCTTGCAGCAATCAGGCGAGCACCCGCCACCAGCGCCATCACCGATGCCGGAATGGCCCATATCAGAGCCAGCATCGCGAGGCCGTTTTCAATGTCCTGACTGGAGAATGGGGCGGTCATGCTGAAGCCTTTTCGGTTGAGGGAAGGGCGGCCGTCTCATGGCCATGGTCGAAAAAGGCCGAGACGTGGTGAGTCGAGCCGTCTTTCATCGTGAAAGTGATGTCCTGGTAGG